TGTCCCACAACGCCAGGTTAAGTGTGTCGTAGTATGAACCTGTGTAAGACATCAGGGCCTTAGCCTCAGCAGGACTAAGTTTGGCTTTGAGTTCAGCACCAAAACTATGCAAGTAGGCTTGCGCATCGCTGGTGTTCATGAACTTAATCTGCCCCTGATCCTTAGCAGCTTTAACTGCAGCATCCTTAAAGGCAACTTCAAGTTCATAACGACGCTTGAGCATGGTATCTTTGAGTTTCGTACCCACATCCTTATCCATGCCATGAGCAACAGCCGTGTCGATAAGTTTGTTGATCTCGTCTTGAGGTATACGAAGAATCCTATACGCTGCGTCGTCCATAGCAGCGATTGGAATGTTCTTAAATACAGCGGCTGCCGACGGGTTTTTACCTGCGTCCGTCAGTGTTTTGAGTTCATCAATGGCTGCACCAAACTGATCTCCTTTAGGAGCACCTTGTGCGCGATACAGCAAAGCACCCCCAGGATCCATACGCATCACCTGGCCGTTTGGCAACAGCATCATGTTCCACGTAGGTCCAGTACCTACAACGTCCCAGTTGCCAAGATACGCATCAACCAGGAAGTGCTTAATAAAGTCTTGCTTGGCTGCATCATCGAGTTTATTGAAGTCATCAGGTCCAATTGCTTTGGCGCCATACACCCAATTAGAAGCAATCCCCTTAGTCACTCCTTTGTCTGTGACAATGGTTGTTTGCGGCAAAGGAACCTGAAACCAACGATACAGGGTGGCTGCAACCCACTCATTGAGCGTATGGTTTGCGTCTTGGAATTTCACATAGACATCTGTCTGGTCGGCCTTGTCTTTGAACACACCACCTTTGTTGCTGCCTAATTGGTCTCCAGTCTGCTTGAGTTGCGTGATGTCCTTGGTCTCGTCGTACCCAGCAAAGTTCTTGAACTTGCTATCGCCATCGTTGATGAAGGAACCTAGGTCTTGGTAGAACGACATGACAGCAGACTTGCCTTGAGGGTTAAGTCCCGTCAAGACTTGCGCTGATGGATCTTCAGACAACAGGTTTTTGATGACTGATTCAGGTCCAAAGACAGTGTGTTTTTGATTCTTCTCAGGATCAAACTTTGCACCATCTAATTCAAGAATGTGCGTGATGCCGCCTTCATCTAGTTTGTATGAGCCCTTGTAAGTGACACCAAAATTCTCACTTGCAAGTAGGCCATGATCAGACAAAAGCTTGGTCATGTCTGTTGACAGTTTGTTCATGTCAACAGTGCCGTGAGGGAGTGCCTCAGGAGCCGTCAATAGGTTTGCTACGCCTTTTTCTGAGGGGCGTACAAGCATGACGTTACCATCAGCTGTTTTGACATAAAAACCAATCTTGTTAGGCATGCCGTTGTCAACGGCTGTTTGAATTGCCTCAGACAACTGTGGGTTCTTAAATGCCTCAGCAACTGTTGAAGGACTGATTGAACGACCAATGGCCTCAACAGGAGGATCAAGGGGACTGTTCTTCTTCAAAGAGAAGAAGTCAAGCCATGATTTTTTCTTTTCTACCTCAACAACGGGATCTGCTGGTTTAACATAAGGCGGGAAGTCTTGAACAAGATCTTGAGGAGTTGGCGCGCGAGCAGGGACATTAGGGTCCGCAGGGTTGATACGTGCCCCTACTGGATTTGCTGCTTGTTCGGAAGTGTTGACAAGAATTGGTTTGGTGCTGCCAGCTCCGTGCGTAGCAACGTGACCTACTTCTACATCAGCACCTGACGACAATTGCTTGATGGCTTGCTCAAGAGCCGCTTGATGACTTCTGCTGCGAAGGTTGCGATAACCGTCGTACATCTTGCCGCCAACCGTAAACAAGCCGCCACCCGCCACCGTACCAAAGGTGACGTTGAGCAGCGAGTCATACATGTCGTAGTCTGCTTTTTCTTGCGTCTTTGCTGAGTAGATAAGTGGCTCAACACCAAGTGATCCAACAAAACCGGCCTCAGCTCCGCGGAAAAATCGAGCGGCGTTAACTCCCATTTTGGCGTAACGGGCTTCACCAACAAGAGGAATAAAACCAATTGCCAAACCAACAGGATCGACAATAGCAGTACCCATGCTTAAACCAAACCCAATGGAGTTGTCTACAAAACCTTGAGCACGACTCAACGTGCTGTCCATGCGAACTTCTTCAAGCTTGCGTTTATGCTGGATTTGCGCAACAAGACTGCTGACTGGTTTGTCCCAAGACAAGTGTCCTGAGATACCATACTTTGTATTCGCCTCATCAGGCTGCAACATAGTAGGTCGTTCAGTAATCCCGAACTCTTCAAGCGTAGGTCGATTGTCGCGACCGCGACGCGTCATTCCACCACGGCCAGCAGAATAGTTGTACTTACGATCGAGTTGATTCGGATCTAGGTTGGTTAGGTCTTCAGCCCTGTTGATCTCGCGCATGCGAGACAGGGAATCAATGCCGGTTTCTTTCCAACCTGAATCAATTGCAGTGCTACGAATCTCAGACAGGGAAGAACGCAGCTCGTCAAAACCAAACGACTGGTAGTACTGCGAAGGAGCCTGCGAGTTGTAGTTAAGACTCAAGGCCTCAGCACGATCAACCAATGACTTATCAACTAACTCATTGGGATTGCCGAGGTCAAGTGTCTTTTTTCTAATGGAGTTTGGCATGCGTTACTCCGCCATCGGAATGCTTAATGGGTCTCTGAAGAAGTTACTTCGACCACCCAACGTGGGTTCAGAAGGCTTAGGTCTCCAAACACTTGGATCCTTACTTAGATCAGAGAACTTGATGTCAATGATGCTACCTGTCTTAGTCATCACAGGTTCAATGCCTGTTGTGGTGTTGTGGACAAGTATCAAGCCAGAGTTGTTGTTGTTTGAAATCCAAAATGATTCGGCTCCCAAAGTCTTGAGGTACGAATCTTGCTTGTAGTTAGGTTGACTGTTGATTGCAGAGTCACGAGAAGCTGGCGGAACAATCTGAAACAAACGACCCAAAGCCTCAGGGGTTTTTAGATACTCAGCGTTTGCGTGAATGTTCTTGTTGACATACGCGGTTGGATAACCTGGACGCGGTTGAGGAATCACGTAGGTTCCGCCAGACACGTCAAAGCTTTGCGACAACGCGTTAAAGGCATTTTTAAGTGCCTTGGACGTAGGTGTGTTGTTTGTGTACACATCTAAGGCTGCCATCTTCACAGCCAAGGTATGAGCACCTTGCCACATCTCAAGACGCTCTGGCAAGTTTCCTGTCAAGGCTTTCTTAAACGCAGCACCTTCCAACACGGCTTGCGACTCAAGATCAGCAAAGCTAGTGCCTGTCTTTTGAAGAGTACCGAGTTGATCACGCAACGTTTTTGTGTCAGCCTTGAGTGCTTGGTAAATTTTTGACTCAGCATTTGTCCCCATAGACCGGGCAGCAAACTGCCACGAAGAATCTAGGGCATCTGTACCTGTTGTCAATTGGCGCCAAGCTGCTTGCAGCTGACCTGGGTATTTAATTGAACCATCGGCGTTGCGTCCACCAAACCTAGTTTCAAAGTCTCGAATCATCGAAATGACTTGACCGGGTTCGGCATTACGCATGCGATTAACTTCAGCTGCTGCCTCAGCCTTAGAGAGTACACCAACTTGCCAATCAGGGGCTCCAAACTTTTGTTGAATAGCAATTGACATGGTGCGGGCACCAGCTACGTCACCATCACGCGCAAGTTTCTGGACTTGAGGATGCGAGTTTGCGTAACCTACAGGATCAGAAGCTCGTTGTGCGCGATATGAGTTGACAATGGCAATCACGCGATCGCGTACCTCTGCGGTATCAGCAGCCCCCTTGCCTTGCGGACTAAGACCTGCAACGGCTCTCTCAAGAGTTTGATCGTCTGCCCACTTAAGCGAAGAACCAATCTGCCACGCGCGTTGTGCAATAGTAATCTTGCTCCAAGCTTCATCCACAAAGATTTGAGCTTTCTGAGTGTATTTGGGAGCGTCTGCCCCGTACACACCAGAGTACAACTGAGCAACTGCGCCGGCCAGTCCCTCTTTTGTTTTGAAGCGAGGATCACCCGCATTACCTGCGCCAACAGAAGCAATGTGGTCTGCCACGGCTTCTTTCAAACGGTACTCATCGTACGCGTTGACTGTGTCCATGTTGGCTCTTGCCTTGGAGTACAGACGAACCCAATCCTGGGGTTCAAGTCCCCACTTAGCCATCAAACTAGTTGTTGGAGATTTTCCAGGGGCTGCTTCAGGAGGAGGTGCAAGCACGAGGGGTTTTACTTCCTTCGTACCAGTGCCTGTATCAGGGCCAGCGGCTTGTTTGTCGTTCCAAGCTTTTAGATCTTCTTCATATTTAGCGTCAAGTCGTGCTTGCTCAGCCTTTAGAGCCGCTTGGCGTTCTTCAATTTTGTCTATTCGCTTGTTTTGTGCTTCAAGTTTTTGTTTGAACTGAGGATCTTCAGTATCGGGAACTTGCGCCAATTCCCTGTTAAGTTCACTTTGTATATCTGCGAGGGTGTAACCACCAGTATCTTTAGCTACACCTTTTTGAGGTTGAGTCCTTATTGGAGAATCTTTGACGGGAACGCGAACCACGCCGTTATCAGGGGGATTTTCGCTAACGTAGGCGTTAATCTGTTTGATTTGCTCTTGTTTCCGCCCAATCTCTGCAGCGTTTTTCTTGGGATCTCTCTCGAGCTCTGAGATGTCTTTCTCAAGTTCTAAGCGGTAATTAACTGCTGCTTCAGGAGTTAACTCAATCGGTTTGCTTGCAACCTTCGCTGTTGGGGTTTTACCCATCGCGATGTCAGACAAACTATAAGCGTTACCGCCCAGTTCTTTACCAAGTGAATTCAACAACGCCATTGCCGACTTGGGGTCGTCAATGATCATCTTCTCCAAAGCAGGAATAACTAGGATCTGTCCAAGTTTATCTAGTCGGTCGCGAAGGAAAGTACCGCGCACTACTCCTGAATAGTTAGGAATAGGTTGACCATTCTCATCTTTGCCAAAACCGCCAAGCACGTTCTTCCAACGTTGCAAGATGTCTGGGATCTTATCAGGGTTTGCAACGGCTAATTTAGCGTCGTTTGTCAGCGAGTCATCAATGCTGTTCTCACGAGCCTGCACGCGTTGAGATGCTTCAAACTTACGCGCTGAGATGCGAACGTCAGCCTCTTTAGCTGCAAGGTATTTTTGCCAGGTCTGATTGAAGAATTGATTATTGGATTTGAAATCCTCTGAGTTTGACAGGTTCTTAAAGTGCTTCAGAGTCCTGTTGTAATAGGTGCTTTCATCCTTGGATGCTTCACCACCGTAGTCTGCATTGGCATACTTGTTGACATTGGCTGTGTCTTCCATACGAAAATTTGAGTCACCCTCATCGAGAGCAACTTCAAATTTTGCGCGCTTTTGTTCAAACTCAATAGCAGCTTGGTCGCGCTGACGTTGTACTTCAAACTCAATACCCTTTTCAGCGATCCTACCGATTTGTTGACCGGCTTCTGCAAGTTGACCGCCACCCTGATAACCAAGGGTTGCAATCTCTCGATCGTTTAGGCCCTGGCGAGGACGACCGCCCAAACTGACTTGAGGTTCTCCGTAAATTGGAATTTTTGGCATTTGTTTTTATCCTTATTTCCAGACACCCATCCGGTAACCTGCGAAGCCAAGACTGGCTCCACCGCCCAAGATGGTACCAAAAGCAGCTGTAGTTGCGGAATGCGCTGCAGCCTTGCCTTGGAATTTTGAAAGTTCCGCTTCTGACCTTGCGTTGGCTGCTTCAACATTACCGCCATAAAGGACGGCCAAACGATCCATTTCGCCTTGAATTACGGAGTCTTCTTGCAAGTCAAGCGCTGATCCTGATTGAGTAACTCCTGAAGCGGCATAAGCTGCTCGTTGAGTAGCCGTCAAGCGACGTACTCGCTGAGCTTGTTTTTCAGCTTCATACGCGGCTTTGTCTTGCGCTACCTTGGCGTTTTGTTCTTGTATCTGAGCGTTGTACTGGTAAGCTTTCTCCTGCGCCTGGCCAGCTTGGTACTGACCATAAGCAGTGACAGCTGTACTCGCTGCAATCGCTGAGAGAATAAGGACTTCAGTTCCCATCAAATAACCTCACATATCTGTAGTGGTCTCGTTTGTCTGGGCCCCACATGCGCAGTGTCGACTCGCGTTTGTATCCCAACCACTCCAACCAACGGATGGCGTGATGAAGGTCTGCTGGCACTGTGGTTTGAAGTCGATGCAGCTTGAGTTCCCGTCTCAAAAATTCCTGATTTAGTTGTATGTACTTTATACATTGTATTTTGTGACTTTTGAATAAGTCCGACGGGATTAGGAACGACTCCGCCACGCCCTCCCAGATTGGAATCACGCCGGCAATAGTCACAATCTTCCCATCCGCAATGGCTGTGTAAGAGATAGAGGTTTGCTCTAAGGCAATTCCTGCTCTCATTACCGGCCACAAAGGTTTTATGATGTCTATATGCCATGATTCAAATGGTACCACTATCATCGGTCAGACACAGTCATTGAGTACATGATTGCCAACACCGTGCATGGGTGCGGTGTATCAGACTGAACCAGCAATTCAAACTGGCGTTCAGGAGAATGTTGAACCAACACGCGCTTGTCCCCCGTGTACAGTTCAATTGTGCCCATAGGCATTGCAGAACCGCGGAAAGGAATGATTTCAAGGTCTCCGCCGTTGGCTCCAAATTTCAAATTAAAGGTGTCTACGACCCTGAAAGTCACGCGTTCAATGCGACGTACCTTTCCTTGAGAAGGACCTGTCTGGGTTTGAACCTCAGGGTCGAGGGTACGTACTCGAGCGATATAGGGAAGACCCACGCTCACCTTTGAGGCAGATCGTGCAAGAGTAATAGAACCGCTAGACACCACGCGGTCAGGATGAACTGCTCCATCAGCAAGCACCTGTACAGTTTCACCTTCAAGGTGGTCTAGGCCAGACAAGGTCGTAGTTGCTACACCGTCGTAAGAGATGCCGCTATCAACAAAGAAGGCCTCTTCAGCCAACATACCTTTGGCTGTATCAAAGGATTTTTCCAGGTATTCAACGTACTTCCTAGTGACGCCTCCTATCGTCCTAGACACGACTAAATAGAGTACGTCCTCTGATTCGTCGTTCTTAGGAATAGTGGCTATGTGTTCAACGGAGGTGTTAGTGCCTCCAATGATGTGTCTGTGCCAAGCAACAACCTCTTGCTCGCGCTCGTACGTCAAGCAGCGAAGTTCACCTGTGTTCAGCAAAGTCCACACCAAACTATCTGGTGAACGAGCATAGGAAACCATGTGCACGTTACCAGTAGTGATGTGCTCCGCCAAGAGTGTTAGGTTGACTGATGTGTAACCGTCGATGTTGATGTCATACGCTAACTCGCGCACTTTCAAACGAGAACGGTCAATGTAAAGCGTCGTACGACTTGCACCAACAGGACGTTCGTTGGCTGTACCATCAGTTGTTTCACGTGAAACAGTGATGTTAGATGGCGTCAACGCTTCAAAGTTACGACCTGAGGACAGAATGAATGGACCATCAGAGGTACCAAGCTGCAAACGCTTCTCGCCGTAAATCCAGCGAATCGCGTTCACTTGGTCTGTAGACAACGTGAAATTCAAGCCGGAGTCGTCAAGTACAGCACCTGTTGCATCAGATGGACTGAACGTGTTGAAGTCAGAACTGCGACTACCCCACACGCTAGAAGGACGAGAACGAGTAGATGCAAAGAACAAGCGTTCTTGGAAAAAGCCAACGCATGAAGGCCATCCTGTTGTATCAGACCAAGCACCCAGTCTCCAATTGGAAATGGCCGTGGTAGCTGACATTGGAAATTTACTGTTGACAGTTGCTGTGACTACTGTCGCACTCGTGTATCCAGTGATCTTTGCTGCACCCCAAACAGTACCGTTGTTGATACGCACCCAACGTCCTACGTCAGTAGAAGCAAACGTAGCACTGCTTGCAGTGATTGTGATAGCTCCTGTTGTAGCACTTGGAGTCAAGGTCTTTGACGTGTCTAAGTTGAAGTCATTGTATGGACCATCAACAAACGAATACAGGTCTAAACTCCAGTTTGTTGCTCCCAAACGATTGAGTGTGCGTGGAGCATAGTTTGGATGCACCAAGTATAAAATGTCTGCAGACTGCGTGTAGTCAATGTTGGCTAGATCAGTCTCTGAATATGGACTTACAAGCTCGTAAGGAGCAGTACCGGCTGAATTCAACAACACGCCTTCATTACGATAAAAGCGAATGTAGTAGTGACCAAACTCAAGCATGTACGCTTGTTCAGTTGAGAAGATGAACGGTATGAGTTTGGTGCTGCGGCTTGAGTACTTGACCTCAGATATAAAACGAGTGCCTGAGCGCTTAGTGATACCGCCGTGTGGGAAGATGATGAAGTTCTCGCAGCGCTCAACTGAGGTTGCGTATTTTTGCAAGTCAACGCGGCCGTACAAGCGAGGAGAGATTTCCCCGCCGGTAAAGTTAGTTTGAATGGGCGTTGTACGAGACATCTATGTTACCACCTTGGAGGAGCGCCAACAAGAGGAGAAACGCCAAGACGAGAGTTCAACCAGTAATCGGTGTCCAACACGTCTTGTTGGTTTTCCTGCGCGTTGATGAGTTTAGCTTCACGCAACTTCAATTCATAAAGTTGCCACATAGACTCCATGCTCTGTTGCGTTTGCAAAAGAGGATGAGCCAAGTCAGCTGCTAAACGAGCAGCCAATGTATCTACAAGCAGTGTGTCGTAGCTAGGCACGTCAGTGATCAAGGCCACATAGGTAATGTTGAGCGTGTCACTGTCGTAGAGAATTTTTCTATTCTCAATGCTGTAACGACCTGTTGAGTTTTCAATGCCAAGCAACCTCAAGTAGTCTGCTGGCAAAACAAATTGGTAAGTGAACCCGTACAAAGGGGTCGTAGCGTCAAGCGGTAAAGCAGCGCGCTTGACTAAGCAACTCCAAGGGTGCGCACGAAACACAGCAGAGCGCGTGTCGTTGTACAAACGGTTGGCAGTACTGGCGGCTTTGTTAGAGTCTGACAAGGAATTGATAGGGTCAACACCAAGCAAAGTGAGTGCTCTATTTACGATTTCAATGTCTGATGCTGCCATGTCCTACTCCTAATGTAAAGAGGGGGACCAGACCGTTAGGCCCGATCCCCCCACGTCTTGCCTTAACGCTGCTTAGTCGAGTGCGTAAAGCACGTAACCGTTCAACGTTGTCGCATCAGGGATCGTACCGCCCTCGATCAACGCCTGCACAGTCAAACCTTCTTTCGAAGAGATCTTCTGTGTGGAGTGATCAGCGATTTGACCCGCTGCCGCAACGGAAGTTGCTGCCAAGAACGCAGTGCTGCTTGCTGCAACAGTCGTATTCGCCAAGTTGGTGTATCCAGTATGACCCACTTTGACGGTGCGAGAAGCACCCAAAGCAGAGTTAGTAATGAAGACACCGCAAGTGCGAATGTTGCCTGCAGGCAATTTGCAAAGGTTAATCAAGTCACCGGAAGCACCAGCACCGACTTGGGTGTAAGTGAAAGAGCGAATACGCACACGTGCGTGCTCATCACAAACATCGTTCATCACTGCAGGTACTGCAACGGTGTTGCCGTACTCAGTTGAGTTTGTAGTAGCCATCTCTGTTCTCCTTATTCAGCGCAGATGATTTCAACTACCTTCTCTTCTTCCATACGAGTTGCCCCGAAGGAAGCTGAGACGTAGACTTGAGTCGAGTTACGCTTGTCGCGGCGTGGACCAATGTCGACGGTGATGTCGCTGCCAACGGCAAGCAACAGACCAGACTGTGCCCAGCACACAACACGGCGGTAGCTCGATGCATTGGTGCGAACCAATTCAGTGCGAACAAACTCAAAGCCCATGAAGGTGTTGATCTCACCGGCAACCAAAGCTTTGACGGTGTTGTAATCAGAGCTGGTCACTTCAGTCGTGCGCAGCAAGTCGGTGACTTGTTTTGCAGTCATGGCGATATAACGACGCTCTGTGGGATCGACCTCGTTACGGTCAAGGATTTGCTTGGCTTTGCGCAACTTAGCAATGGTCAAACCAGAGTTTGCTGCAGAACCGGTCTCAACGTAGTCCACAGCAACTTGCTGAGTGCTAGGGAAAGTCACGGTAGTGCCACCGGTTTTGCCAGTATACACAGTACCAAAAGCTGCATCGAGAATGATCTCGTCCATCTTACGACCAAGCGCGAAAGCCGCGTTCTGGCTATAAGGTGAAGTGGGATCAATCAACATGCGAATGCGATCAGGGCGATCAATCAAGTCAGCCCAATCGAAATCGCGCAGTGAAACGCGACGACGATCGTGAGGAACGTTGATCAATGGAGTATCCTGATGGCGGCCTGTCACCTCTTGAGCAGTGGTTGCGCCAATCCGATCGTAGAACTCAAACTCAGCTTGCTGAGATTCTGCACGTACGAGCGGACGCAAACGCGAACCTTTCTGCTGGACGAGGTGGTCTACGTTGGCACGGTACTGCTGTACAAATGCCGTAGTGATTTGAATGGACATTATGTCCTCCTCATTCAGTTAAAGTTAAAAAGCAGTTTGCTCGCAGAGGCTGCCCGCAATTGGACCCCCACATACCCTTATGGCTAGGCGATGCCTACGGACCCTTTCAGGTTCCCCGTTAATAGGATAATACAGCAAAAACCGGAAAAAGAAACTAGCCTAGGGATTTTCCTTTTGACAGTAGGCTATTGTCCGATCTTTGCATTGTCGTCCCCATGTTCACCATGTCGGACGTTTTCAGTTGTTCCGAGACGCGCTTCTTCAACTCTTCGTCATCTTGTTGGGATTGACTGGCCACTTTCAAACGATCGCGCAGCATTTCGCCCATAGACTTTTGAATCTCTGACGGAAGATTTGCGGTTTTAATTGCTTGACTCACTAGCGACTCCTTTTTAATGTTGTCGCTAGGTGTATCAACGCGGAGCTGTTCTTTCATCAGCTCCATGTCTTTTTCCATCTTTCTCGTCAGGATTCCCATACTATGCCGCCTCGTCTGGATAAGCGAAGCTGAAGAGGTCCTGCATCTTCTTCACTGCTTCTGCGTGGCCGGTTGCTGCAGGAGTCATGTAGGCCTTCATGAACTCAGTATCACGCTGAGCCCGTGCAATCTCTTGACGAGCAGTATCCGGAGTCATTGTCCAACCGCGTGATTGATTAGGCGAGGCCAAGGCTTCTTGCATCTGCTGTCCAATCTTGGCGAACATCTTCACAAACATGGGATGGTCGCCCATACCAGTCTGATCAAGCCACTGCACAAGTTCAGTACCGCCAAAGGTCTCAACCGCGCGAACAGCCAGGTCTACGCGCTCATCAAAGGCGCGACCGAATTCTTTTTTGACCGTGTTCACCCACTCAGCTCGTTGCTGTTCCACACCGGCGGAATTATTCCCGTGAACTTCGCCAACGTAGCCCATGTAGCCTTTGAAAAGCTTTTCAGCCTGCTTCTGGTTTAGACCGGCTTCGTGGAAGATTTTCTTAAAGCGGTCAAGGACCTGTGGTTCAAACGACACTCCCTCAGGAACAACACCTGTGGGATCAAGTTTGTAATTGCCGTCACCTGGACGACCAAGTCGCTCGTAAAAACCGTCCCATTCAGAAGGATCAGCACCTTCCTGAGGGATAGTAATCTTGTCCTTGCCAATCATTCGCTGCGCATGGACATACGATTTTGCAAGACCATTCAGGTCTTTGATGTCAGCTAGAGTGGGATCAGCTCTCAAAGTTTCATCAAGGGAAGCTCGCCAATCCTGCATAGAACCGGCAGAGCTGCCCGCATCAATAGTGCCAGCGGTTGAAGCACCGCCATCACTTACTACGGACCCTCCGTTCATATCACTCATTTAATTCCTCCAGACGTTTCATAAATTCTCTTGGGTCTCTTTCCAAAAACCGCAAGATGCTAAGTACCAAGCGGCGCTGTCCTTCACGGTGCGCTGTCTCGGTGGGATCGCCAGAAACGTAAGAGGTATCAGCGATGTAACCTACTTTGCAGAGGTGCGCTAACACTCGTTCGCCGTCTGGCGTGGAAAATGTTTTCTTGTATGAGTCATGCAACTCAACTAAGTTAACTGGTTTGGTCATAGGTTCACCGGAGCAGGTTGTGCTGCTTGAGCTTGATCAACGCCAGGTGTTGGAGCAGGTTCAGTACCTTCAGGCATTGTTGCAGCAGCTGATGCGGCATCCTTAGCAGTTGCCGCGAGTGCTTGACCTTTAACCAGTTCAGCAGACTCTTGTTGCTGCTTAGCTCTAGCGTTCCTAGACTGCGCAACATCTTCTTCTGAATTCAAGGTCTCAGAAGGAGCGTCAAGTAGTTTATGCGCCCAGCGAACCGTACCGTCGGCATTGATGTTGTCAAAGATGTCGGGTTTGACTTGCGCCAAGGGAGCTAGAGTTTCAATCAAGCGACTGAAGCTAAACAACTGTTGCGTCTTCTGGGCACGAGCAACTGGAGACACGTAGTCAATGCGCAGAGTCTTACCTTGCAACTCTTGTGGTGCAGGTGGCAGCATCTTGCGGCGGTTCATGATTGCAAAGACGCGATCGATCATAGGACCTAGCAACTCAAACTGCAGACGCCCAACCATGGGGCCCATGAGACGCATACGCTCTTCTTGGCGCTGCAACACCTCAGTAGCCGTCATGGCTGGACCCTCACGCATCTGCATCCAGTCAACGTGGAACGTTTTCAAGATGTGCTGGCGACGCGACTCAATGAAGTCCAGGCCAATGTCAGGACGCACGCCATCCATCAATGGCTTGACTACGTCTTGAGTACCTGCTCTGTAATAGTTAAGACCCCCTGGGATCGTTCTGAGAGGCAACATGAAGCCGTCATCAGGAACCATGAGAGGTGGATCTGTGGCCTTCTGAGCAGCCTTGATGACTGTCTTGCTCATCTCATTGACCATCTTGATGTCAGGCAATGACGTCATAGCAGGAGACCTGCCATAGACTTCACCTGCAGTCTTGGTCCAACGAGGAGCCATGAAGGGGAATTCGTTAAAGCCACTGATGTCGAGAATGATCTTCTCTTCTTCGAGGATGTAAGCACTCATCCAAGGCATGTCCTTGGCGAGTTTTGAATTGGGGTTGAAGCCGTCGCGTGGTTCAACGGCGTGAATGCAGGTGAACTCCTTGTGAGGATCTTTCATCACCATCTGCACGAAACGTTCTGGCAAGACATTCTTGTCTTTGTACAGTTGCAGAATCTGGCGACCTGAATGCTTGTACTGGCGATACAAAGAATCGACTACGCCGTCTGCTGATTCAGCAATGTAGCATTCAGCCAAGTGGAAGGTTCTGAAGTTGATCGGTCTACCTGGACGATCTTCAACGTACATGACGCCGGTACCGTAAGACCCAAGGTCTAAGTACAACTCGTGGATCATGGAACCGAAGTTGGAATTAGGAGAGTGGAACACCTCCTTGAACATGATGTCTACAACCTCTTGCAGGTACTTGATCACCGCCTCGTCTTTAGACGCCATGCGTTCCAAAGCAAGACTGAACCAAGTTTCTGAGGGGGCTGTCAGGTAACCATGCAAACCTGCTGCAAGCTGCTCATTAGCTAAGGGAGCCGTTGAGTCATACACGCGGTCATAGCGAGTCCTGTCACCCTGCGCGCGAGTGGTGTTGAAGTCACCGCGTCGAGGGTTGACAAAGTCGGTACAGTCTTGCCAGAGGCTTTCCCAATTAGAACGAATCTGCTTGAGTTTGCTAAGCCGGTCAAGCGTGATCTGAACTAGTTCTCGCTGTTGACTGTCTTCCATTACTCACCGCCAAGTTTTGTCGCCGTGCCTAGCAGTTTCTTCTTCTGGAGTTTTTCCATACCGATGGAAACGCCTTGAGCCCCGGTCAACATAGTAGACTCGCGGCCTTGAGCGCCACCTTCAGCAGAACGCTGTTTGTCAACCGCGTCTTGAACTGCCTTGTCGTCTACCTTAGGGGTTTCTGGAGTTTTAGATGCTGGGGCAGGACTGCCACCGCCGCCGCCACTCATACCAAGCATATTACCAATGAATCCACCACACATAACTATCTCCTTTTCTTGAACATGTTACCTACAACCTCGTAACCCAAGAACTGATACAGCAGAGCCGTACGTTCTGGAGCCACCATGGTTGAGGTGGCTGGGCAAATTTCCTTTGCACCATGGGCAAAGGCCCAGTCTTCAAAGGCTTGAACTAACTTAACAGCTGCCAAACCGCCCCGTTTGGTAGGGTCCACAAACAAAGCAAGATCGCACGCCATCAGATCCTTACTGAAATAATACTCTGTCAGGAACCCGGCGTACATACCGATTATAGATCCGTCTTTCTCTGCAAGGTACAGGAACCATCTATCTGGGTTTGGCAACATCACCTGGGTCACCAGGTGAGCTACCTTCTCGGGACTATACTCGCAAGTGCGGGCATAAAGGGACTCATTGAAAATTCCTTCCGACAACGCGTAGACGTGTTGGACATCGGCTTCGGTTGCGGGGCGAATGATCATAGGATCTTGTACTCCATGTCTGCCATCCTTGGTAGCTTCCTAGCGTTTAGATCTAGTTGGTCGCGGATACCAAGCGACATATACCGGAACGCGTCGGCCGGGTGACTGGTCCAGTCGTGAAGTGGCTTGTCTCGGAAGACCTTGTTCTTTTCGTCGAAGTCTTTTCTGTACTGGCGTAAGGACTCGATGAGGTGAGCGCACTTCTTTTCATCAAACCAGCATTTCGGTAGGGTGGCTCTGACGGCTTCGATGCCGTCGTCGATCCTAAGGTTTGGTACCACGCGGAACCGTATTCCAAGTTCTCTGGCAATTTCAAGTCGAGACTTACCGCTGCCAAGCTCACGAACTTGTATATCGTGAGGTGCAAGGTGTTCTCCATAGACGTACTCTTTCTCTTTGATGATCTTGGCGTAGTGCGGCAAACCTTCACCGCTGTTCTCGTAGTAGTCGATTATACGGATCTCTTGTCCGTGCTTCTGATAAAAAACTATTGCAGTGGAGTCACCGACTCCAAGGTCCCACGCTGTGTGAACCTCTAGGCGCGGCTCGTAGGGTAACGATGTCAACCTACCGTCGGCTAGGAGTTTGGCCATGGCGGAGCCGTAGTATGAACCGACTAAAGGCGCGTCAAAGCTGCAATAGAACTCTTGCTGGATCATTTCCTCAGGCATGCCTGATTCGCGTTCCTCGTCCACAGCATCCTGGCTAATGGCTCGGGTATCGTCCACGCTTAGGACTTGTTGGTACCAGCGTTCATTTCGTCTTGCCATATTAAGCAAGTCGTATCCGTGATTTCGACCTCGAGCGGTATAAATAAACAGTGCCCATCCTCCATTCTCAGCCAAGATGGGACGAATGTAATCCCATGCTCGGGGATCTTGGAGGGAGTATTCAGAGAAGACGACCCCGACTGGATTTGCTCCAACCAGTCTGTCGACATTGTCTGTACCCACCACCTGATAGATTGAGCCATTCTTTAACGTCAGCCGCATCTCAGTGTTGTTGACGGCTTCCCACATCTCCTTGGGGAAATGGTCAATGAACTTGCGACCATCGCGAGTCATCCCATCCCAAGCAATCTTTCGCCCCTGGTTGTATGTGGGGAACAGGTGCCAGTACAAACCTGGCCTGGTCAAAGCCGATACCGCACACCAGTTGATCGACAGCAAGTCCTTGCCAGCACGCCGATGCCAAACTGCGACGGCTCGTTTGCCGCCATCCTCTAGGAATTTCCAAAGAGGAAACTGATAAGGTCTGGGTGCCCAATCAAGTGGTACCGTTATCTCCGCCATCGTCAGCCTTTACTACGTCGCTAAACCGTACGACGTTAATGTTGAATGAACCGCTGCCCTCGATCTCCATCTCGACAGCCTTGCGCTTTGGAGCGACATACTGGGCCAGTTCCTTAAAGGCCTGGAACTTCAATTCCTGACTTGCTGTTGGGTCAGCAGCAATCATTGCCATCCCTTCAATGGGATCGCAATTCAGTGCCGCCAATTTTTCTTCGATCTCCTCGGTCCTCTTGTTCTTAGAACCGGCAGGTCGACCTGCGCCTTCGCGCTTACCGCCTATTTGTGCCATAAGAAGGGCCTCCTAACCTCAGATAATATATGAACTTAGCTAGATTGTACATAGATCCCCTGAACTTTGCAAAGGATCATAGGTTATTGGCTTATTGTATTGATTGGCATCTTTTTACTTTTTCACACGATGATTCTGATTTTTCTCCTATACTATGCCCAATATGCACGGATTTTTGCCGATTTACCTTCCGACGCCCCCGCAGAACCACTGACCTGGCGCTTTTAGGGGCGCGGCCGCTCGCTGCCGCCCCGGGCCCCCGGACCGCGAACCCGGTCGCAGCCGGCAAAAAACATGTTCTGACGTCCATTACTATATAGAACAAGCACTTTCGTACCAACTTAAAGAACCTCGGACCAAGGTCGATGCAGCAATTGCAGCGAATCGCGGCAAAAGTGCGAGGGTCGATGGATGGAAATGGCAGGGATGAGGGTGAAAAAGCCTGATATTTAATCAGTGGGAGAAATGGTGGAAAGAGTCTGGACAAGTTCAGGTCGGAACAGGACGAACAGGAGCAACTGGGACTAATCGAGCAGGAGTTCGAAAGGGTGATAAGTTTTATTGATTGAGAGTGAGAGTCCAATACAAAAAATAAATTGAAGAAAGTATGTACTTTTCGGATAATGTCCATATAATAGGACTACGGACATAATTGGTCCGGATTAGAAAGGAGAATCGAGATGGATGTTTCAAAGATAGATGTGGATGCAGCTTATGAAGATCTCAAGGATCTACTGGATTCCAGCATAGAGAAGTTCTATGAATGGAACCAGCAGGTCAGTGAGATTCTGAACGACGACGATGGAATGGACTTGATTGATGGCTTCATCAACGGTCTGCTGCATCGCTACTTAAAAGAAAGAATGGGAGGTTCCAATGAGTGATTTCGAAGTGGTGAAGGCAGGTGATCAGGATCATCTGCAGGAGTTCAATGGCGGAAGTCTGAAGGGATATATCAAGACAGACTTCAAGACCTTGTGTGAAACCTTCGGACCGCCAACTTACGGGCCATTTGATTACGAGGGCGACAAAGTCACGTGCGAGTGGAAGATCATGGCAGACTTCGGACTGTTCGTGACGATCTACGACTACAAGATGGGGGAGACTCCTCTTGGTGAGTACGAGTGGCATATTGGTGGACACAGTCACGAGAACGTGGATTGGGTGGAAGCCAAGGTCGGATCAAGCGCACGCAAGTGGGGATCAGGGCTTCCAATTGGCTCTATTAGTATAGGAAAAAAATAAAAATTGCAGCTCAATTTATGTCCCTTTGGCCAATCAATACAATAAACCAATAACTTATTGATTTTGCATAGTCTAGAGGGGCATAAAATTTATTGGACTTTGCTGCGGGAATATATTTCTCGGACTGTTTACGCAGTCCATGGTCCATGGTACGATGTAATTCCGAACACTTAGAAAGGAGAACGTTCGATGAAAGTAAGTGACTTGCTAGAGATCCTAGCCGATTATCCTCCCAACAAGGAGGTGATGTTAGCCATTGATCCTGCGCATCCGTTTGTCTCGCACATTCGAGGAGTTGTCTGCCCTTCAGGCGGATCGCCCGTGTTTTTGCTCGAGGACTTCGGTTCCAGGCCTACTGAACTTGATTTGTGGAGAATGTTAGATGAATAATATAGAAGATTGCAAGACAGTCGAAGAGTTGCGGGTTTATTCAATGCAAGATCTTTGCAGCCTGTATTCCAAGATGACCAAGACGCACGCACCTAAGTTCTCGGACAAGGGTGCTGCTGCCAAGAGAATCCTGCCGATGCTAGAGCAGAAACGTGCGGAACAAAAGCCAGCATTGACCTTCGTGGATCCTCCTAAGGATCTGTCGAAGATCATCAAGGTTCGTGGTCGTCCGTCCGGTCAACTGGCAAACAGGATCTACCGTTTCGACTTCGACACTTATGACAAGTACCGTCGTCAACTGGCTCCTCAAGCTCGTCAGATCATTGACCAGCTCGAGCAAGACGTCTACACGGAGTCTGAGCTGCAAGCTGCTGTCAAGGTCAACACGAAGCAAGATCCTTGGCGCATCTTCCAGTATTATCGCCCGAAGATGATCGGTCTCAAAATCTTGAAATTGGAGAATCCTCATGAAGAAGTGGCTTGAGTATGCGGCAGCATTCGTTGGTGTATGTCTGGTTCTTGCCTTTGTGTATGTTGGCCTTTGGGTTGGCTGCGCGCTGGATGATCAGTGTTTTGAAGAGAACACCGGGTATTCGGCGCAAGATCCTAGGTTCAAGAGACCCGACTAACCTCGAAGTCCTGGCAACCGTGTTCGCAATTCCGGCCGCGGTTTGCCTGATTTTGATGGCAATTTTTTTGTTTAGATCCGCAATTTTCCGTGTATAATGGCCTTACCAACACACCTCTAGAAAGGAGAATTTTATGGCCCACTTAGTAGAAACCATGGCTTACGCCAACGCAGTCCCCTGGCACGGTCTCGGCACACAGGTCGCCGATAGCCTTACACCAGAGGAGATGGTCACAGCTGCAGGTCTTGATTGGACCGTCAGCCGTCGTCCTATCTTCACCACTCAAGCAGCTGGTGAAGTCAACCCAACCGAAGGAACCCTTGGCGTCAGTGACTACGCCATGTTGGTCCGTGATTCGGACAACAAGGTTCTTGGTCCTTGTGGCAAGAACTATCTGCCCATCCAAAACAAGCAGGTCTTCACGTTCTTCGATAAGTTCGTCAAGGCAGGTGCTATGAAGATGGAAACAGCAGGTTCATTGGATGGAGGCCGCCAAGTCTGGGGCCTTGCTGCAATGAATAAGGGCTTTGCTTTGCCTGGTGATGACGAAGTCAAGGGTTATCTCTTGATCAGTCAGCCGCACGTCTGGGGCAAGTCTTTGAACATCATGTTCACGCCGATCCGAGTGGTCTGCAACAACACGTTGACTCAGGCACTTGGTCAGACTGGTGAACGCTTCACCATGCCGCACATCCATGAGTTTGACGACGACATCATTGCGAAGGCAGAGAATGCGCTTGGCTTGGCAACCCACCAGCTCGATGCCTTCAAACAGACGTCCGAGTTCTTGGCCAAGGTCCAGTACGACGAGGCTGCCGTCTCCAAGTTCATTGCCACGCTGTTCAGTCCTGCACTGGCGCAAGAGTCCGAGATCGATCGGTCCTTGTGGAGCCGTTCTGCTGAAGACGTGTTCCAATGCATCCATACGCAGCCAGGAGCCGCCATGTCCGAAGGTTCATGGTGGTCTGCTCTCAATGCTGTGACCTATTACGTTGACCACAAGGCAGGTCGTGACCGCGATGCTTCCTTGCAGTCTGCGTGGTTTGGCCCGCGTGCCGCACTTAAGCGGAAGGCCTTAAACTTGGCAGTCGAGTTCGCGCAGGCTGCCTAAACAAGGAGAACCAGATGGTCACTTACCGATTTGTCCAGATACCTGACAAGGCACTGGCTAAACAGGCAAAGGCCATTCTGGCGATCATTGAGGAAGCCGGCGAAATCAGCAAGACAGAGCTCTTGACGCTTGTCGGCCAACGCCTCAAGAGTCGTCAGAAAGCTCAACGTCTGATCAGCTATTATCAGGGCAGCCTTATTAAAACAGGCAGCATTGAAGCCATCAGATCAGTATTACGATAACCCACAGTCGTTCCGGGGCCGACTTAAAAAGCCCCGACCAACCCTTAGAAAGGAAAATAGCCATGGCTAACGAAAGAGGAAAGACCATCGATAAGACATTCCTGTCGATCGATAACGCTGAAGAACGCGGTTTCTTGCACCGCGATTACATTGCCCATTGCCTTCGCTGGACGCACGTCGTCAAGTGGCTGCATCAGGCAGGTCGCTACAAGACGGCCAGGATTCTTGATGTGGGTTGCGGCAAGGAAATGCCGTTGGCCAAACTCATGCACTCGTCACGCCTGGGTCCACAGTTCTATGCGGCTGCTGACGTAGCCAAGTTGTCTATGCCTGATCAGTTCGCCAAGTCTACTTGGAAGCCTGCTCAGTTGCTCAGCGAGTGCGATGCTGCTGTCCTTACTCAGGACCAGTTGCAAGAGGTTCCCAATACGATCGTCTGCTTTGAGGTAGCCGAACACATTGAGCCAGAGCACTGCCGTCGTTTGCTGGCCAACTTTGGTAAGTTGCTCGAACCAGAAGGTACTTGCTTCTTGTCAACACCATGCTGGGATCCTGATGTAGGGGCCGCCGCCAACCACGTCAATGAGATGACTTACCTTGCCTTTGGTGCTTTGCTTGAAGACATCGGCTGGCGTGTCGAAGGTCATTGGGGCACGTTCGCCTCGATGCGCGATTACAAAGACGAGTTGCAGCCAGAGGAGAAGAAGGTCTTCGACAAGATGCGCGAATACTACGACTCTAATTACTTGGCCACGATCTTTGCACCACTGTATCCTCAGTTTAGTCGCAATTGCTTGTGGCAGCTGAAGTGGAATCCAGGTGGTCCCCGCATGTTCCCTGATTTGCGCGATGTTGAAGGTCGTTGGGGCAGCAGTGAGAAGTGGAAGGAGTTAGCATGAGCCAGTGGCAAGACATCAAGGACTTCCATGAAAAATTCGGACTTACTTACGAAGGCGAACCACGTGAGCTCCCTAAGGAACTTGCCTCTTTCAGAATTGGATTCATCTTCGAGGAACTCGACGAACTCATTGTGGCGCAAACGAAAGCTGACGAACTCGACGCTTTGGTGGACCTCTGCTACGTGGTCATGGGCACTGCATACCTACAAGGATTTGACTTCCAAGAGGCGTGGAACCGAGTCCATGCCGCTAATATGGCAAAGACACGTGGCCCGTCTAAACGCAGCGAGGGCTATGACGTCATCAAACCCGACGGCTGGACCGCTCCAGATCTATCGGACCTAGCAGGAGAGTGAGATGATCATTATCCTCGAAGGTCCTGATGGAGTAGGCAAGACAACTCTTGGTCAGTACATGGCCAAGAGACTTGGTGCTGACTACATTCACCTGACCTACCGTTGGCCCGATCACATGTTCGAGTACCATACGGCAGCCATCAGGTGGGCGATTCGCAAGAGTCACAAGCGTCCAGTCATCATCGACAGGTGGTGGCCAAGTGAAGCCTTGTATGCTGCTGAGTTTCGAGGCGGCAGCAAGTGGAGTCAGATGGGTCGCATGATGGATCGAGTTGCTCGCAAGCACGGAGCCATCTATGTGTACTGCTTGCCTGACGACTTGGTTGAGTACGAGAAGCGGTTTGACAAACTGAAGACCGAACGTGAAGAGATGTATGACTCTGTTCTTGGAGTTGCCAAGCGGTATCTGAAGCTGTGGTCAGGTGATGCTTGCCATGAAGCCAATGAGAACTACGCAGACCTGCTTGTCAGGACTGGTGGAGTGAAAAACCGTGAGGACCACGTCTACTACACGATTGAGAAGTACGGCCACATCATGGACTACTTCACTGACTTAGTGGCAGCACGGTCAGCTGAACGCGTTGCTTCACAGTTGCCTAATTCAATGGACAACCCCAACATGCTTGGACACTTGAAAGAAGCGCAGTACCTGTTTGTCGGTGAGCAGGTCAATCCAAAGTACAACAACTTGTACTGGCCTTGGTATGACTACGGTCATTCAAGTCTTTACCTGTCAGAGGCTTTGCAGCAAGTTCCTGCTCGTGAAGAACTATTCATGTGGGCAAATGCGCGTGATCACGACGGACTAGCAAACCGTTTGATCAAGCAAGTTGTTGACGTGAAGCCAGAGATCAAGGTCATTGCTGTTGGCAGCATCGCTGCAAGAGAGGCAGGCGTGCCTATTTTTGAACAAGTCAAGCATCCAGCCTACGTGAAGCGGTTTGAAGGCGGTACTGACACTATGCGGGAGATATTAAGACATGCAATACACTAACCTTGCGTGGCAGAAGGCCATGTCAGATGTGCTTCAAGGGATCTCGTCACAACCACGTGGCTTGAAGATCAAGGAGCGCATTGGCTACCAGACTGCCATCAACATGGAGGATCCTGTTGTCACCGTGAAGGACCGCAACCTTGGTTACCGGTTCATGGCAGCTGAAGCAGCGTGGATTCTCAGTGGCGACAATCGTGTCAACACGATCAAGCCATACAGTGCAGCCATTGCCAACTTCAGCGATGACGGTTACTTCTTTCACGGGGCTTATGGTCCTCAGATCATTGACCAACTTCACTTTGTTGCTGACACGTTGAACAGTGACCCTGATTCACGTCAAGCTGTGCTGACTATTTGGCGACCGAATCCACGTCCTAGTAAGGATATTCCTTGCACGGTCTCGATTCAGTTCCTGATCAGAGGAAACAGGCTGCATGTGGTTGACACCATGCGCAGCAGTGACTTGTGGTTAGGTTGGCCTTACGACGTATTCAACTTCAGCATGCTGGCAAGGTTTGTCATCACGCTTCTGAAGAACAAGCCTGAACTAGGCACACTGGTTCTTCAAGCAGGCAGCATGCACTTGTATGAGTCTAACTGGATTGCTGCTGAGTTGATTGCTGACGGTGAATTCGACGAACTGCCTGCACCTACCATTCCTTGGTTTGAGAAGGGACAGGACCTTATTGATTGGTTGTGGGAGAAAGCAAATGGATCAGGAATTTTGGAGACCAAGTAGCGATGAATACTTTCTGGCGATGGCTGCGCTCGTTTCCCTTCGTGCAACATGTCGAAGACGTCGTGTCGGTTGCGTGCTCGTGGATAGGCACAAGCATGTTTTGGCTACTGGCTATAACGGTGTTGCTCGCGGCGTTGCCCATTGTATTGATACTGCTTGTCCTGGTGCTGGTCTTCCGTCTGGACGGGGGCTCGATCTATGTGAGGCGATCCACGCGGAACAGAACGCGCTCCTTCAATGTAGGGACGCGAAAGAAATAGAGACGGCTTACGTGACGGCAAGTCCTTGCATCACGTGCATCAAGCTGTTTATGAATACGGGCTGCAAGCGCATAGTGTTCCTTGAGGAATACCCGCATGCAGCAGCTAGAAACCTTTGGAAAGGAGAATGGATACATCATGGATCAATTGCCAATGTTTACGCCGAACTCAGCATGGCGCCCACCGGTAGAACTGCCCGACTTCAGCCAGGCCAAGGCGATCTCTTTGGACTGCGAAACGAGGGACCCGCATCTGATGGATCGGGGACCAGGGGGAGTCAGGTATGATGGGCAAGTTGTCGGGATTAGTCTTTCGGATGGAAATGAAACTGTTTACCTACCGATTGCGCATGAAGGTGGCGATAATCTCGACAAGGCTCAGGTACTCGCTTATGTTGAGAAGGTTCTTAAGACAGATCAACCTAAAGTTGGGGCTAATCTCATATACGATCTTGAATGGCTTAGGGCGGAAGGCGTGTCTGTCGCTGGTCCTGTGTGGGATATTCAGATCGCGGAACCGCTCATCGACGAAAACCAAGTAAGCTATAGCCTATCAGCCCTGTCCAAGAAGTATTTGGGAGAAGACAAAGATGAGTCACTGCTACGCCAAGCTGCTGCTGCTTATGGAGTGGATCCGAAATCAGGATTGTGGCGACTCCCCGCCAGGTACGTTGGTCCCTACGCCGAAGCAGACGCAGCCCTGCCGCTTCGTATATGGGAACAGCAAAAGCGAATCCTTCACGAAGAGGATCTTTGGGACGTCTTCGAACTCGAGTCTGCGCTTGTACCTATCATGCTCGACATGCGGTTTAGAGGCGTCCGCGTGGATGTCGATCGAGCCGAGCAGATCAATGACCAGTGTCTGCGAGATGAGGCACGGATCTTGGGAGAACTCAGAGATGTTGCTGGTCACGCGATCGACGTGTGGTCAAGTGACGACCTTGGAAAAGCTTTCGACAAGCTCAAAGTCTGGTACCCAAGAACAGGCAAAGGCAACCCAAGCTTTACCGGCGATTGGTTAGCTGCTCATGAGCATCCACTAGCTAAGAAGGCAGCTGAGTACAGGCGCATCAACAAAATGCGTCGTGACTTCATTGAAGGCATGGTCCTCAAGATGGAACACAGCGGTCGTATCCATTGTCAGTTCCACGCCTTGCGCAAAGACGAGTCAGGTACCAGGTCTGGTAGGTTCAGCAGTTCCATGCCGAACTTGCAGCAGGTTCCTGCCCGTGACGAGCATTGGGGTCCGATGATCCGTGGTCTATTCCTACCAGACGAAGGAATGGAGTGGGCTAGCTGCGACTACAGCCAGCAAGAACCCAGGGTTTTGGTCCATTATGCGGATCTTCTCGGTTTGAAGGGCGCAAGTGATGCCGTTGCTCAGTATACAGGCGACACCGACTTCCATCAAATGGTTGCAGACATGGCAGGGATCACCAGAAAGCATGCCAAGACCATCAATCTGGGTATGTTCTATGGTATGGGCATCTTTAAGCTTTCGCAAGAACTAGGGGTCCCTATTGAGGACGCCAAACCCCTGTTCGAGCAGTACCATGACCGTGTTCCGTTTGTCAGGCAGCTCAGTCAACGATGCAGCCAGTCAGTATCGGACAAGGGGTGGATCAAGACCTTGCTAGGTCGCAAGCGGCACTTCAATCTTTGGGAACCGGCAGACAGTCGCAACGTCTACCCTAACAGAGAAAATCCGTTGACTCTCGATCAGGCGCAAAAAATTTGGGCAGATCGTCCGCTGCGTAGGTCCATGACTCACAAGGCATTGAATGCCCTGATTCAAGGCGGTGCTGCTGACATGACCAAGAAAGCAATGGTTGACCTCTACAAGGAGGGAGAACTTGCACACATACAGGTCCACGATGAACTGTGCTTCTCGGTCCGTGATAAAAAACACGGCGAAAGAATCAAGGAGATCATGGAGAACTGTGTTAAGATAAACGTTCCAATCAAGGTGGACTTAGAGATGGGTCCGACTTGGGGTGAATCAAAATAAAGGAGAATGACATGTGGATCTTTACCACAAGAGGCATGCTCAGTATTGTCGAGCATCGCGAAGACCGGAACTTGTTGTGTGTACGCGCCCGCAGGCGTGAACATCTAACTGAACTATTCCCATTGCGGGAGTTTCAGCACACGCCGTATGCTGACTACCATTGGCGCATGGTGTTGCCTCGCGAAGAGGTAGCCAAGACCCTGGTCAAGGAAGTGTATGACATCAACTACGCGAACTTCAAGGATGCATCTGATCCATCCCTGACTACCACCTATTCACGGGTGTGGGGAGACTGCTTGGCTATGCAAGGTCCTATACCCGTAAACCTCGACGCTGACTATGACAGAGAGTGACTTCTGGCTACAGGTCAAGGCCCGTTTACCCGGGCACTTGGTCCGCATTGAGAACACCGCTGGCGTAGGAACACCTGACGTTAACGCTTGCTGGCAAGGCAAGGAAGCGTGGATCGAACTCAAGGTAGCCAAGGGACACTACATCTATTTTCGTGCAGCTCAAGTGGTCTTCATGACCAGGCGAGCTGTCGAGAATGGACGGGTATTTGTACTAGTCAAGTACGACGAAATGATTTTGCTTTTCACTGGAGCAGAACTGGTGTCGATCTCAGACAAGATCGAAGCGACAACAAAGAAAGGGGTGGTCAAACTTCACATCAGCAAGATTCGTTCCTGTTGGATGCTGCAATCAGGTGATAAAAAGATTTGGGAAACAGTCGCGGATATAATCTATCACAGTTAGCTTATTGGCAATAGTGTGATATAGTCAATATCAGAAAGGAGAAAAGATGACGGTGTACGTCGTTCAAGAAGTTCGAGGAATAAACCTACTGCCCGCAGAAAAGTTTGGCAACCTACAAGTGTTGTTGCCGCCGGGTAATGTTGCGTTTTCCTCCGGACCTACAGCAGCCAGACTAAAGCGTGGTCTCGCCCGGTTCACGGACGAGGATTACTTGCTCATGGTCGGCGATCCTGCAGCCATTGCTGCAGCCGGAGCCGTAGCCTGCATGATGAACAATGGGCGCATGAAGTTGCTCAAATGGGATCGGCAAGAGATGCGGTATTACGTAGTTGAATTCGATTTAATGAGGAGAAGTGATGACTACTGAAGACAGCTTTGCGTCAGATGAAAGCCTGACGGTGGTAGCTGAGTTAGCCAATCGGCAGCTCGTGCTTGAGAAAGAGGTTGAAGACCTTGAAGCACAACTCAAAGAGAAGAAGGAAGCTCTGACTCAGGTTGCTGAGAAGGATCTACCAGAAGCTTTGGCTGAGTGCGGTTTGTCTGAGATCAAACTGCTGGATGGCAGCAAGGTAACAGTCAAGCCGTACTACCAGGCTAATCCACCCAAAGAGAAATACGACGAAGCAATGGCTTGGTTACGCGACAATGGTCATGGTGACTTGATCAAGAACGACGTGACAGTCAGCTTTGGAAAAGGTGAAGACAACCGTGCGGAGGATTTCAAAGTCTTCTTGCGTGACAACGGTACGTCTTACACTGACAAGACCGGAGTTCACCCAATGACGTTCAAAGCGTTTGTGCGTGAACAGGTAGAGACAGGTCAGAACCTGCCCTTTGATCTGTTGGGTATTTATATCGGGCAAAAAGCAAGTATCAAGAAAGGATAATTGATCATGGCGAAAAACGAAGTAGCTGAAAAGAAGCAGGGTGGCGCCCTTGCAGTGATTGACTTTGCAGCAGATGCTGGTATGGGTATGGAGGGAATGACTAGCCAAGATATGGCTATTCCATTCTTCAACATCTTGCAAAAGCTTTCACCTCAACTGGATACTTTGCAGAACGCAAAGGCCGGTAACATCTTCAACACTGTAACCGAAGAGGTCTTCAAAGACATCGTGGTTATTCCTTGCGCGTACAAGCGTGAGTTCGTTGAATGGAAACCTCGTGAACAGGGTGGCGGCTTGGTTGGCCAACACTCGATTACTAGCGCGGTAGTCACTGATGCGAAGAACGTCAACGGTAAGTTGACGACTCCATCAGGCAACATCCTTGTCGAGACTGCGTACCACTTCGTGCTGCGCGTTGAGCTCGACACTGGTGTCATGGAACCTGGTTTGATCACCATGAGCAGCACACAGCTCAAGAAGAATCGTCGTTGGAATAGCTTGATGAATAACCTGAAGGTCAAGGGTCCTACAGGCATGGTCACACCAGCTCGCTTCAGTCACATGTACAAGCTCGGGTCTGTTGGTGAACAGAACGATAAGGGCGCGTGGATGGGCTGGACCATTGACATTGTTGGTCAGGTCACTGAGCCAGGTCTGTATCAAGCAGCTCGCGACTTTGCACAGCAAGTTGGCAGCGGTCTTGTACGCACTGCAGCTCCTGATCAAGATCACACCGAGTCGTCCAACCACTTCTAACCAGGAGGCCGGGGGTTAACAGCCCCCGGTTCATTGCATGCTAGTAGAAAATTTCATGGAGATTTTCGAGGGCTTGCTGCGCGCTCATGGAACCTATGCAATCAAGGGAAGCCGCCAAGACAACAAGTTGACTGGCAAGGCTACCACTGTTCGTGAACCGGTAACCAAGGAATTGTGGCAGCAACACCTCGAAGGTAAGACAGGTCTTGGCGTTATTCCAATCAACGACGAGTCCATGTGTAAGTTTGGTGCCATTGACATCGACACGTACGATGGAAGCATTGACCTACCTAAGATCAATGCAGCAATACAAGAATTGAAGGTACCCCTGTTTCCTTGTGCAAGCAAGTCAGGTGGTATCCATCTCTACCTGTTCACAAGCGAATGGGTAGAAGCTGGTCTCATGCAGCAGAAGTTGAAAGACCTTGCAGCTTACATGGGTTATGGCGGCTGCGAAATTTTTCCGAAGCAAACCAAAATCCTCGCGGATCGTGGAGACATTGGTCAATGGATCAACATGCCTTATTTCGGCGACACGCGTTGGTGCCAAGGCATGGCAGCAGAGGTCTTCGTTCAAAAGGTCCTTGAGAACCGCTTCACTGCCAAGCAACTCGAATCACTAACCATTGCAGTCAAGGCTGGCTTTGAAGACGGTCCTCCTTGCTTGCAGCATCTTGGTACCAAGGGTTTTCCTCAGGGAACCAGGAACAACGGCTTGTTCAACATCGCAGTCTACTGCCGTAAGAAAAGCCCTGACAATTGGGAGTCTGAACTTGAGAGCTTCAACGTTCAACTTATGGATCCACCACTATCATCAAGCGAGGTTCAAGGTGTCATCAAATCAGCCAGACGAAAAGAGTACCAATATACTTGTAGTAAACCTCCCATCGCTCCTTACTGCAATGTTGCTGTTTGCAAACTTCGTAAACATGGTGTTGGCACTAACTCTGATATGCCTGCTGTTCACAGTCTCACGAAGTTCAATACTAACCCTCCAATTTGGTTCTTGGACGTGGATGGTGGGGGTCGTCTCGAACTAGATACAGACGATCTGCACAACCAACGCAGGTTCCAGCGCAAGTGCATGGAACGATTGAACGTGCTGCCAGGCAAGATGAATGATATTGCATGGACCAAACTTGTCAATCACCTGCTTGAGAATCTCACTGTCATTGAGGCACCACCTGATGCTTCACCAGTAGGTCAGTTGTTCGAGTACGTCGAGAGATTCTGTACAGGCCGTGTGCAAGCTAAGACCAAGGAAGAGATCTTGCTTGGTAAGCCATGGACCGATGGTGGCAAACACTATTTCAGGATGGCAGACTTAATGGCGTTCCTAGATCGTCATCACTTCAGAGATTACAAGGTCCACCAAGTCACGTCAGTGCTGCGTGAAGGCGGAGCTGAACATCACTTCTTTAATTTGAAGGGCAAGGGCGTAAACCTGTGGGCAGTCGAAGAGTTTGAGAAGCATCATGGTGACTTTGATACTCCTGACTTAGGCGAGAGTGGAGAGATCTTTTGACGTGGACAATTATCTTTGGGCCGCCAGGGACAGGCAAAACGACTGCAGGGATGCGGTTCATTGAAGACCGCTTGGAGAAGGGGGTGAAGCCAGAGCGTATCGGGTACATTGCATTTACCAAAAAGGCGGCGAATGAGGCACGGTCCCGAGCTGCGGAGCGATTTGGTTTTACCAAGGACGACATGCCTTACTTCCGTACCATTCATAGTCTTGCTTTCTTGCAGTTGGGTATGAAACCCAGTGCCATGCTGCAGCGCACGAACTACAAGGAACTTGGTGAGAAGCTAGGCATTGAGGTCAGTGGATACTCTAACACAGAGGATGGCGTGATACAGGGAATGCCTTTGGGCGATAGGTATTTCTTCCTGGACAATCTTGCTCGTATCATGCGGGTTCCATTGCGCAAGGTCTTTGAAGAATGTGGTGATGATGAGATAGACTGGGGTGAACTTGATCGTGTATCAAGGACCCTGGCTAGTTACAAGAAGATCCACAAGCTCATGGACTTCACTGACTTGCTTGAGCAATGGTTGAAGGTAGGTATGTCGCCAAAGCTAGACGCCGTGTTTGTGGATGAAGCGCAAGACTTGTCTGCGCTGCAGTGGGACTTCGTGGAGAAGCTAACAGAGAAAGTGGAGGACAGGTATGTTGCAGGCGACGACGATCAGGCTATCTATCGATGGGCCGGAGCTGATGTTGAGAGACTTATTCATTTACCCGGACGCCGTATTGTCCTCGATCAGTCTTATCGCGTCCCCATCGCTGTGCATCGAATGGCAACCAATCTCCTCTCACGTATACCGGGAAGAGTACCGAAGCGATTCAAGCCAGCAGACGTACCAGGTAGCGTTAACTGGCATTTTGACAGTGAAGAAGTCGACCTGTCCAAAGGACAGTGGCTGCTCCTTAGCCGTAATTCCTATCTCAATAAAGGACTAGAGGACATTTGCCTGCGCAATGGTTACCCATTCCAAAGCCTGAAGCATTCGCCCCTGGAGAACGATAGTCTCAAAGCAATAATTGCGTGGACTCGCTTATGTGCCGGTAAGACGGCAACAGGAGATGAGGTAAGATTGATCTATCGGTTCATGGGAATCAGAAAGAGAACCGACAAAGAAAGAATATACGAACTGCAGGAACTGAAGCTTGAACCAGGAATCTGGCACGAGCGATTGATCAAGATACCGTCAGCTGAGCGGGAATACTACATCTCAGCCAGACGCCAAGGTGAGTCGTTGATCGGCGAACCAAGGATCAAGATCAACACCATTCATGCAGTGAAGGGTGGAGAAGCAGACAACGTACTCTTGCTGACTGACATGGCAGCCAGGTCGTACAAGTACATGCAGCAATACCCTGATGACGAAACTCGGGTGTTTTACGTAGGAATGACGCGGGCAAAACAGAATCTGCACCTGGTTCAGCCGCAAACCAATCTTTTCTACGAAATCGGATAACAGAGAGGCCCCAGAAACGCGGGAAATAATATGGACCATAGCAACATATACCCATTCAAGACCAAGCCCTACGCTCATCAAGCCAAAGCCTGGGACATGTCCAAAGAAAAGGACGAATTTGGTCTGTTCATGGAGATGGGAACAGGCAAAACAAAGGTAGCGATTGACTCGATCGCGTACCTCTATGACTCAGGTCGGATTAACTCTGTACTTATTGTGGCTCCCAAGGGTGTCTACATGAACTGGGTGACCAAGGAGATACCAACCCACCTGCCTGACCATGTCCGGTACGTCATGGCATCATGGCACGCTGCGCCAAAAAAGGCAGAGCAGCAAGCACTAGATCACGTGATGAGCCAGTCAGACGACCTAAGAATCCTGGTCATGAACGTCGAAGCATTCTCCACGGAGCGTGGTACCAAGTTTGCTAGCCTGTTCATGGACATCGGTGGACGCGTTGCCATGGTCGTAGACGAATCAACGGCAATCAAGAACCCGGCAGCAGCACGCACCAAGAACGTGATCAAGGTAGGTATGAAGGCGAAGTACAAGCGGATCCTGACAGGAACCCCTGTGACCCGCAGTCCATTAGACTTGTACAGTCAGTGTCAGTTCTTGAACCCGCATCTGCTAGGCTTCAGCAGCTACTACACGTTCCGCAATCGGTACGCCATCATGGTTGACATCAAGGCCGGCAACCGCAGCTTCAAGAAGATCGTTGGGTTTAAGCAGCTAGAGGAATTGACGAAGCTCTTGCAGCGGTTCTCGTACCGCGTCAAGAAGGCAGACTGTCTTGACTTGCCTGACAAGGTGTACCAGTATAGGTACGTTGAATTGAGCAAGGAGCAGAAGCAGATCTACAAGCAGTTGTCAGATACGGCCATTGCCTCATTACAGGGGAAGGCAATCACTGTGGACAATGTCTTAACAGAGATTCTGCGGCTGCACCAGATTACTTGTGGCCACTTCAAGTCTGACGATGGTACCGTTGTTGACGTACCGAACAATAGACTCGATGAGCTGATGGACGTGCTCGAGGAAGCTGGCGACAAGGTCATCATCTGGGCGACCTACGTACAGGACATCAAGAAGATTACCGAGAAGCTGGCCGAGGTCTACGGTCCAGAGTCCGTAGTTACCTACTACGGAGCCACTAGTACTGATGATAGATCTGATGCAGTCAAGCGTTTCCAAGACGATCCTAATACCAGGTTCTTTATTGGCAACCCATCTACTGGTGGATATGGTTTGACATTGACCGCAGCTTCAACCGTGGTCTACTATTCGAACAGCTACAACCTCGAGTACAGGGAACAGTCTGAAGACCGTGCTCACCGTATTGGACAGACCAAGTCTGTGAACTACGTGGACCTCTGTACTCAGGGTACCATTGACGAGAAGATCATCAAAGCACTGAGAGCTAAGAAGAACATTGCAGCTCAAGTGCTAGGTGAAGACCTAGCTACATGGCTGTCTTAATTCTTCTCGTTCTTTTCCTCTGCCAGGATATTCCTGTACTTGGGAAGCGTACGCTTGTCGTCGTCAATAGGTCCGCCAAGTTGTTGGAAGTCGCATGTCCTTACTGGAGAACATGTAATGTCGAGCAAGACACAGAAGGCGACTGGCTTACTCTCGATGTCCGCCCACCTAGGATTGAGAGGCAACGCACTCGCCTTTAAGTCCTTGGCCGGACCGTTCTCAATACAGGCTTTGATGTCACTGGAGTTGACGAAGAATCTGCAGTTGCAGCATAGACGACCTCGTGCGTCTCCAGGGGTAACTCCCCACTTCTCTGCCTTGTCTGCCCAGAACACGTCGTTAGGAACCCGCGGATCAGCAGGCCCCAGTCCCTTCATCTTGATACCTTCCATGTGGTTCTTGACGTTGAGCGTGTTATCCTGCAGCGGCATTGGGCAGACACTGAGGTCAACCTTTTTCTTGGACATTAGTGTTGCCATTACGCTAACTCAAAGTGTGGTGCATCAATGAAGGGTCGTTGACCCTGGCTACGACGTTCATCGATGTAGTGGTGCATTGCGTCTTCTGCGGTACCTTCCCACTTGGTCAGGTCTTTGACGTTCCAGGCTGCTCCCCAACGGATTGCAACGCCTAGTTCCTTGGCTGCCGTCTTCATGGCATCAGCCACGTCGTCGTACACGTTCGCTTCCCAGCAGACAGTACCGCCGACGTAGGCAACCAGGTCCACGGCTTTCCCATCAATATGCTTGGAGCTCATGGTCTGGCTCTTGCCGGCTTCAAAGTACTCACGCTGCTTCTCAATAGTCCGCAGTCCTTCAGTCACGCCGAAGTCTACCTTGGTGTAGTCAATAGCTAGTTTAACTACCTGCACCAGTTTAGGATCCACGCCAACTAGTTTGTCCAGGCTTTTCTGCGAAAGATGGTAGCTCATTTTTTCTCATCCTTTTTTGAGGACTGCATTTCCATGATCTTCTCTAGAGTACGACCGCCAAAGTAGAAGGACATGATCAACATGCCCCACTGACCTAGCAACTCAACGTACGACTGATTGACGCTGATATTGAAGGCAGATCCTGTAGCGAACAGGGAGTAGGCACCAAGGATAAAGATCAGCGTGAGGGGACGGATATTCTTGCTGAGCCAGGAGTCACTGGCCATGTCAGCTGCTTGGCGCTTGGTAAGTTCCTGGGCTTCGATGTTGTCAGCTGTCAGTTCAGCAAGGCGACCTTCTTGCTGCATGCGTAGCAGTTCTTGCTGAGCCTTTGCCTTCATCTCCGGGTCTGGTACAAACTTGTCCAGGACCTTCATTCCAATTCCAAGGAGTGCATCTAATCCAAACATACATACCGCCTTTCTTTACATGATCAAATATAGTACCCCAGCTAGGATTGACATGAACAGCGCAGCTATGATCAATACTAGTACGGCTACCTCGTCTTCTTCCTGTTGTTTGGCCTTCAACTTCTTGGCGCGAGCTTCTTTCTCGCGTTCAAGACGTTCTTGCTCTGCTATCTCTTCGCGGATTCTACGTCTCTCTGCTTGGAAGTCATCCCACAAACCGGCCATTGGCGTGTGGTATATCAGCAACTCTTTCAACTCCTGTTCAAACTGCTGGAGCTGTCTTACTCGCAAGACGTTATCCAAAGCCTGTTGGTTGACAGACTTTGTCTTGATGATCTTGCCTTCGATCTCAGAACCAGCTCTACAGACATGTTCCTGAGCGTCGAAGAATTTACCAAGGTTGCTGCTAATCTCGTGAGCTATGTTGCTCACGTCGTTACCAACAGACTTAGCGTCCTTGTATAAATTGACGCAGGCCTTGATCCCAGCTACAGCTGCTTGCGCAGCAGCAAATGCGGTAACTGGATCCATACATGGTCAGCCTATTTCAGTTTGAATGCAATAGCCGTTAAGGCAGCAATGACAAACCCTGCGCTACCAATCAAGATGCTCTCAAGCCTCTTGAGTCGCGCGTTGATTGCTTCGTAGCGCAAGGCACAAAGTTCTTCATGAGAATCCAAGCGTGCCTCAGTTTTATCGATCATCGAATCATCATGCCGTACCATTGAACAGGGCCTCCACCTCAGCTTTGCGGGCTGCGACGATTGCTGCAATGTCGTCCAGAACAGTTTGGTTCTGGGTACGGTGCGCAGCAAACTCATCGTCAACCGTGTATTTCTTGCGAATGTCTTTGGTAATCTGAGCCAGGATCATCTCAACCTTGAGGCTGATTGACTTAGCCACTGCAATATCTGCAGAGGTACCCAGTGCCCAGTTGCCATCCTGTGCGGCATTGAACGCAGCAAGACAAGTGTCGTCCATCGACGCGTAGGTCACGTTGTCCTTAGTGCCGTGCCAAATTGGCGCATTACCAAAACCTGATTGCGGGTGAACATACTCACCCGCGAAAGTGTATAGCTTCATCTTCTTCTCCTTATGGGTTCATGACCATGAATCGGCCGTTGTAACCGGTATCGCTTGAGAACTCAGCCTCGCCGTTAGAACTCATCATCAAAACGCGACCGTCTGACATCAGTAGTTGATGCATGAATCCAGGGGAGTACGGGTAACTTGCTTGACGGTAACCAACCACTGTTGCGTCGACTAACCCCGTATGACCGTCCTCAGAGGACCAAGGACCAGGCATCAAGACAGGACGAGAGTACGACTGAGAGGTGTTGTCACTGCGGTAAGTTCCAAAGTTGACGCCGTAACCCATGATATACCAGCGACCGGTAGTGTCTTGTACAAACCACCCTGTTCCAGATTCACTATACGTGTATGGCATGATCTTGACAATGTTGTCTCTTGGAAAGACACGGTCACTGTTAGACGTTACACCACCAATGTAGGTGAAGTTGCGGTTACGCGTGGTATCGCACAAGGTTCCCGGGCGAGTAGGCGTACTGGTTTGGGTTGTAGTGTTGTCACCAAACTGACTGTTACCGTTGTAACCCCAGACCCAAAGAGCCCCGGTTGGTGTTCCAGGAACCCCGGCGATAGCAGCCAGGGTCTTATACTCAGACGTACCATTAACGTGGAACTCAGCAAAGGTCTGAGAGGTACCACAGCGTACGAAAGCAGACTGGGACGTTGTGTTGCCGTTACCAAGGTTTCCGTTGCTGTTGTAACCTGAACCGTACAACTCACCGTTGTTCTTCATGTAGTACGCGGTGCCGTAGTAGTTCCAACCAGCTGAGTAATAAGAGCCAGTGTGGACTTCAATGTCGTATACATTGGTAGCCCCTGAAATCAACTGAGGCGATGTATAGGCCGTTGTGTTGCCAGTGCCAAGTTGACCGTACGCATTCCAACCCCAAGTGTATAACTGACCTGCGTTGTTGACCGCCATAACGTTGCGAGGACGTGCGTGGATCATGCGCACGTTTGGCAAGGCAGAAACCAATTGAGGGGTGGTTTGAGGAGAAGTGGTATTACCAATGCCGCACTCACCGTTGCCGTTGTAGCCCCATGTCCAGAGGCGATAGCTGCTGTCAATAGCAAAGATGGTTGGGCTATCTGCTTCGCCGCCGTTCAGTTCATTGGAAACAGTCAAACCAATGATCTTGCAAGATAGTCCACCAACAGAAGCATCAGGACCTAAGTAAGGAACCTTGGTCCATGAGTACACGTCCGTGGTGTGTCCTGCCCCTGCAAGACCCAGGTTGTTGTAACCCATAAAGAACAGGTCACCGTCCTTGGTCAGGGCCATCATGGCGCCCGAAGCACTGCAGTGGTGGATCTGAACAAAGTGGTCGCCTGCTCGCATCAAGCCGTATTCACCGCTAAACGACATGAATGCGGTCAGGTTGTGGTGGTTATGAGAGTGTGCGTACTTACCAACCAAACCATATTCCACAGTGCCGCGAGCCACGTACTCAAAGCGGTCATTCAAGAAGTTGCTGACCTCAAACCTAGTACGACCGCCACGAGAAAACTGGCGTGGTCCCAAGCGAGGATTAGGCAAACCCTGAGCAATGCGCAGGTTCGTGCCAGCAGGGTCACCGAGCCAGGGTTCGTTGCCGGTACCTACTAGGTTAGGACCTGCGATCCAAGGACGTGTGGTGTTGACGTAAATTGAGTTACCTTGGAACCCGGACTGAGGAGCCCAAGCAAGACCGGTAGACGAAGCAGTCAGCACTTGACCACTTGATCCAATGCCAAAGCGAACTGCCGTTGTTCCGTTGTGCGTGATCAGGTCTCCAAGGGTGGTAGCTAGACCAGCACCTTGCGCCATCACGTCCCAGTAGGTTGTGTTTGTAGGAAGCGTACCAGCAGTAGTTGCCAGTTTACAGACGTACGAGTTGCCGTTGTAAGAAACGACGTCGTCCTTTTCGTAAGCAGTAGCGCCGGAATAAGCGCTCTTCCACGTGAATTTAATCTTTCCAAGATCAAGGGTTGCCATGCTTTACTCCTTATGGTAATGTGCAGATGAGGTGACCGTTGGCGTTGACTGAGAAGACATTACCTGAAGCACCGATAAAGTAATCTTCAAAGCTTGTCACGTCAAACGAGTCTGCCACACCGATTACAGACTTGTCCACAAGCAAACTGCTTGTAGAGATCCTAAAACCGTACAAAGTAGAGTTATCCTGGGGAGGCGCAATGGTCTCGTATCCAGAACGGTCTGCCTTAATACGGATAAATTTGAGTTCGTCTCCAGCAACTAGAGCTGGAAGACCGGCTGCTGCCAAGGTAGCCGCAGCTGCTGCTGCAGAAGAACTTGCAGATGAAGCGCTAGACGAAGCAGAAGCTGCTGCTGCAGAAGCTGTTGCTGCGTTAGCTGAAGCGTTGGCGATGTCTGTGGTGGTTGGTCCCATCTCAATCGCAGTGCCTGCTGCATTGACCACCAAAGCTTTTGTGGCTTGAAGTTCAGCCACACGAATACCGGTTACCGTACTGGTTTCAACAACTTGGAACGATCTGTCAAGCTGTTCTTGCAACTGTGTTGCGATGATGGTTAGCTTATCAAGAGCAGATTCGTGTGTCTCAGCTTGGAAAGGATCGCCTTCAACATAGTCAACCACCTGAGTGATTGGGGTACCACGTAGAATAACGATCTTGTATGTGGCTGCAAGGAAGTTGTTTAGTGTAACAGTAGCAAACTTCGTAGACGAGTTGATCGTCATTACGTAGTCGTAGGTAGCAGCACCACCGCGGACTTGCAATGTTTGTACACCAGCTGGGGTTACTGTATAGACCTTAAGGTCATCAAGGCCTTGGACAGTCGCGTTGAAATAAAAGGTCTTGGTGGCACCAGTGCCAACCTGGACAACGCGTTTTATTTCTGTTTGAACTGTCATTGTACTAAGCTCCTTAAACTACCCCCGTATGGAACATGCTGGCTTGGTGGTACGAAAAACTGCTGATCATTTTCTCTCATTATACGACCTTCCATCCGACGAAGATACCCTGGATTTACCATTTCTTGCAACTCGTACAGAAACAGATAATCTAAAGCTTGTCTAGTATAAAACAAATTTATGAACGGAGTGTTGTTGATAACCGACCGCATGACGTTTGCACCCACATCTTCACCAGTTCGGATGCGGGTAAAAATCTCGGCTAGGTCATCTACCTGTCCGAAGGTCGGACCGGCCATCGTAGACAGGAACGAACGTCCGTAACGACTATATTCCCCGAAAAGAAAATCCCCGTAAATACCTAGACCACCGCCCTGAGACATGGCAGCAAACATAAGCTTGCTGTCTTTCGCAAGGTCTCCTTGGAAGGTCCTTGGTTCCTTGCCCTTCAAGATGTCTTTCACCACCATCGACGCGTAGCCAAAGACTGTGGTTGCTACCATCAAGTGAACAAGACCCATGACGTCTGTCTTGCCGTCAGCTGATCCATAGATCTCTCGACCAAGACCACGACGCAGCATGGTAACAGGGAATGACTTAAACTGCATGATGGTTCGCAAGGCTTCACCTTCAAGCGTACCTACAGTGGTTCCCTGATTCAGCATGGCACGTTCAGCGGCTCCTGGCTGAGGAACAGCAAAGTCAGAACGATCTTGGTAGTAAGTATCTAAGCGACTAATCAGTTCATCTCGTCCCTCAGAGATGGCCCTGGCTGTTGGTTTTTTACCTGTCTGTGCTTTCAGATACGCCGCGATTTCGTCATCAGAGATGTCCTCTAGACCATCCGTGGTCATGTACTTATTGCCATTGCCGCCTTCATGAACGCCGTGTTTGCTGTACAGAGCCCACTCAGCTTCTCCGATCTTGTATTGACTCAAGACGTTTTGAAGCTTTGGATCAAGTGCTGAGAATGCTTTGCCGGAGTTCTCAGCCAGGTGGTTAGACATGATCAAAGCAGTGCCTGTCCGGTTGGTGTCGTTCCACCAAGACATACCGTTCAGTTTGAAGAAGCGCTGTTGCAACTTAGCCATGCGGCCAGGAACAGAATCCTGCGAACCAAAGCGAGCGTGTACGTCTCCAAGCATGCCTTCAAAACCGACACCAATCAAGCGAGCAAGTTCACGTTTCTCTGCATTGCCGCGACCGTCGAACACGTTCATCAAGGTTTCTGTATACGCCTTGAACAGGGGAACGCCTTGGTAACGTAGTTCGGCTGCCTGACTCGGTAAGTCAGTGATAGACGAGATTACGGCGCCGCCTAACTTGGCCATGTTCTGGATGGCTCGATTGATTGAACCGATCTTTGCTAGTGATACGCTGCCTGGAATACGAGTGGTTCCATCAACTTCCTTGAGTTGATTGATCAGGGACTTAGACGAGAGCTTGTCAAACATCTCTGGATCGTCGCGATACTTGGTCTTCAACTCAGTAAGGATCTTGTCAAAGTTTGCAACCGGGTTGGTGCCCAAGGCTTCCATCAAGGATGTATTGCGAGCCATGTGCTCAAGACCTCCGATCACGGCTTCACGAAGGTCTTTGGTGCCAAACCTCTCGTTGTACGCCATGAACGACTCAGCGTCCTTGAAGTGTAAGATACGTTCTTGACTGGCCTTCTTTGCAAGGTTTGCAGGACCAGTGAAGCCTTGCAAATGGTTGCTTTCATTGCCACTGTTGAATCGCTTGTGGAGACCCGTGGTCAAACCGCGATACGCTCCTTTAAGGAACTCTTCAGGGTTCGCGTCTTTGAATGTGGCTTCAATGTCTAGCTTATCAAGGATGAATTGCTTCCACTCATCAAAGCCTGCTTCACGAATACGTGTTTGATCGTGGCTCTGCCTGAACATATAGCCAGGACGAGGATTGATGTAAGCTCCTGCGCGGTTTAGACGCTCAACTGCTGCGATCTGGTACTTGTGAATTGTTTCAGCAATGACCTGAGCGATAGGATTGTTGGTCTTGCCAGGTTGACCGCCTGGACGAATCTCCCACAATTCTTTGGCAATGTCTCCATCCATGTGTCCTTTTGAGAAGTGCTCGAGAGCTCCTGCCTTTTCAAGGTCATTGATCAAACGACCAAGATACTTGCTTGCAAGTGCCTTGCCTTCTGCATCAATGCTTAGTTTGCTACCAACTTTGCTTTTGATACTACCAACCAAGAGAGCAGACAACCCCTCAGCAGCATTGTCAAAGGCACTGACGCGATTGAAGACGTTGGCAATCACCTTGGCGTTGATCAAGGCATTTCGTTTCTCAATGGCAGCACTAAGGATCGTGTCGTTCAGGCGCTGCTGCAAGTGTTGCGCAATGGTAGCATCAAGGTTCTCTGGATCGAGAGCCTTTTTCTTCATGGTTACAAAGTCATCAATCTCAGACAGGAGTTGCTCTGCCTGTTGGTCTGTGATCTTGCCTTCACCAGCTGCCTTCTTAATGACGTTCAAGCAATCTTGCATGGCCATATTAGCCTCCCTTCGTTATACACACGGCAGCAGCCTGCGCAGCTTTATGCAGGTCTTGAGCCGAGGCTTCTTGTTCAGCTATGGTTTTCATCGTAGTGTCTAGTTCCTTCTTGATTGCTGTAGACAAGGCAGGATCAGCATTGGTCAAGTGAGCATCAATCTCAGCCGTCAGTGCATCAATATCCTTGGTCACAGCATCAAGGTCCTCTATCTTGCCTTTCAAACTATCAGCCACGGCATCCTTAGGTTCATACCACAGTGGTTGATTATCTCCTGCACTCGGTGGTTTGTCTCTATATGCTTGAGCAATTTTCAAAGCTTGGTAATCAGGTACTTCAACGAACTGTTGACTTCCCTTTTCAACGACTTGCAACACCGCGGTGGGCTGAGCTCCATTGACGCCTGGAATAATTTGCTTCACGCGCAACTGCGTACCGGCTGGCAACAGCACTTCAGCTTCACCTTGGTGTGTTGAGATCGCTCCAAGCATCAAGGCCTTTTGACCTGCTGGCACTTGTATTTGAACTTGGATAGCTTGACCTGACTTCTGAAAACTCTTAGTCACGCTATGAGAGAAGGATGTGCTGGTGAAGCCACTAAATTCAATCAGAGCGTTTTCAGCGTGCTTAAGCATCTGGTAAGCTTGATCACCGTTTGTACTCTGCTTCGGTATAAATTCACCGATATTCAGGCCCAAGTTTTGAAAGACTGGATTGAATGTTGTGTGGTGAACGTTGCCACGCCAGACAATAATGTCCTCTTTCAAAGGAGCAATCTTGTCAAAGGCCGACATAATGTGGTCGATGTCTTTTTGCAACGCCGGATCAATCGATTTACCTTTAGTTGCCTTGTCCCACAACGCCAGGTTAAGTGTGTCGTAGTATGAACCTGTGTAAGACATCAGGGCCTTAGCCTCAGCAGGACTAAGTTTGGCTTTGAGTTCAGCACCAAAACTATGCAAGTAGGCTTGCG